ATTTGGTGTGTACGCTTTTTGCGGCAATGATTTTGGGATGCGTCCTAACCCGACGTTTGAGCCGCAGGTACGGGCACAGCTGCTACCTGAAGGCGACGAGGGAAAGACTGAAGTTAAATGCGTATTAGACGAGGCAAAATACGCAAGCCGCAAAAAGGCTCAAGCATTTTATGGATCGCGCAGCGGGATCACGTCTTCAGGGCTGGGAGCTATCGGTGGCACAACCACTTATAAGCTTTTTTCTTCAAGTGACAAGGACACTATTTTTAGTCGTGACATTGAAGATCTTACAAATACAGGTTCATGGGTAATCGAAAAAGAGCTAATTACTGCAGAAACTCCAGCGGGTTATGTAAAGCAGTTTGATACAGGATCGGGCTCCAACAAAAAGGCTGTTTCTCGTTTCAAAAGCAGCAACATTGAAAATTTAGCTCAAAGCCTTCTAAACAGGCTGAGTGTAAGCATTACTACAGTAGTTGTAGGCAATAGCGTTACTGTTGCATGGCCGGGAACTACCAGAATTGACCCCACAAACGTAGGAGGATCAAATAAGGCATATATTGCCGTGAATATTTCTTTTAATAGCAGCGGTCTGGACAGCATTAGTAACAACGACGCAGTTGACACAGAGCTTGAATTACTCAAGGCAAGTAAGTTTAAGCTTAGATTTAAAAATGATCTTACCGCTGACGATCCCGAAGATGACATAAAAGTAGTTCAGTTTCACAAAATCCTTATAGAAGACGACACCCAGCAAGAAATCGGGCTTACAGCTCCTTCTACAAGCACAACAAGCATTGACGGGACAACTGTTCTTACTTCTGTTACGTTTCCACAGCTTGACGTTACAACATCTCAGGTGTATCCAAAGTTTAAATTTGATCGTAATACTGCGACTTGGCAGGGTCCAGGGACGACTAGCAACTCATTCACTTTTGTAAGTTGGTTTTCTATTAAAGACGCATATGTCGAGAAATGCAAGGACATTGCCTCTGTCGTCGCAGGCCGTCAACAAAGCTGGGATGATTCTATTGTTGTAGGAGAGTTGTATAAAATTGGTACTGGATTGGCAATTTGTACTAACAGAACCAATGGACCATTTAAGTCTGAAGTTGACGGAGCGACACTAACTGTTGAGGCAACATTCAAAACAGTCCGTACCGGAGTCGTTACCACAAATAGTCAATCACAAATAGAAAAAGACGGCGACACATGGCTTAACCAGTTGCTTGCTGGTAGTGGTCCTGAGCCTCGTAATGTCGCAACAACTGATGGCCATATTATGCGTTGTGCTATTGCAAGCGTATCAACAACAAGGCCGTGTAAAACAGTTGAGTTTGGCATCAGATCTACCTTAGGCACACGCATTAACGGGCTAACTAATTTTGACACTTCCAAAGGTTATGACGAGTGCGATAACCGCGCGTGCTTGGATTACAAAGGAAATATTTTAAACGAAGGCACGGTTTTATACACTGACATACATTCTTCAAACCTTGTCTCAACAACTACTGAACGGTATAGTTTTTTCTACATTAGCTATCGAGTTGCCGGAACTTCTGGAGCATTTACCCGCCTAAATAACGCATACGGGATTCGGGGCGCAACGTCACAACAAATATTTAATTACATTCAGCTTGATATGCCTAGCGTCAAGCAATGGGAGTTCCAGATTGAACCGCTTACGGGATACGAAGTTCGCAATCATGTAACAAGTAATTTATACGTTTTAGACGCAAGTTACATATTTGGAACTACCCAACTGGTTTCGGAAACAGGTGGCATTAGCGTGCTGTTTACAGGCATACAAATCACAAAAAGTGCAGACACGTTTGCGATCAGCATTGGCCGCAGACCATCCGCTGAGGGGCAATTAAACTACCCACAAACAGATGCAGATTTCAGCAACGGCGATACTTCGTTAATAGACACTTGGGGCAAATTGGCTGAAAGTTTTGTGTATGAAGAAATTACATCTTCTGCCGAGACAGGGCCAGAACATGAAATTGTTTACATTAATGAGATAGTACCAAACTCTACTCAAGCAAATTACGACAACCTCGCATTAGTAGGCGTCAACATAAATTCGTCAGTGGAATGGCAACAATTCAATCAATTTAGTTGTTACGTGACTGGCGGTAAAACCTGCCGTCAACTGCGAAGCAGCTTAGCTGTAGGAGCAACGCATTTGCTTCCAGATATTGTGCTGGATTTAATGACCAACAGCACCTATGGGAGAGGCGATTTAATTACTGACGACATGGTGAATTTCCCTGAGTTTACAGCTGCAGCTAACTGGTGTTACTCCCGCAAATATTTCTTTGACGGTGTAATAGCTGACAAGATTAACATCCGTCAATGGTGCGCTGATGTTGCAGCAACACACCTGTTAATTTTTGGCGAGTCTGACGGCAAGTTTTTCCTGCGTCCAGCTCTGCAGTTCGATGCTGTGGCAATCACGGGCCTGTTTACTGCAGGCAATATCGTCGAAAATAGCTTCAAGCTTCAGTATTTTGATCCTGAAGAACGCGACCCGATCCAGGTGTCGGTTCGTTACCGCGAAGAACGCGCAAGCACAAACCTGGATAATCCAGGAATGTTCCCGACCGTTCGCGAAGTGTTGGTGCGTGAATCATCAGCGAGCGAGACGGTATCTCTAGAAACCATTGATATGTCTGACTATTGCACCAGCCGACAACATGCCATTGATGCAGCAAAATTCGTTATCAGGATGAGGCGCATCCCGACTCATACTGTTTCGTTTACAACGACGCATGAAGGCGTTTTGATGGCAATGGCACCAGGCGATTACATCAAAGTCGGGATGGACGCTACTGAGTACGACGAGTTCAATAACGGAGTCGTAACTCCTGAGGGTGCATTGGTCAGTACAACATCATTAGCTGACGGTTCCTATGCCGTAATTGCTTGGAACGGTGACGCTGATACAGCACCAGCTGACACCACGCTGGTTGTTAGCAACAGCGGCAAGACAGCGACACCTACGGGAGTTGTATTCACAGTTAAGCTTCCCAGCACACAGGTTCGCACCTACCAGATTGAGCGCATAACGCCAACTGAAGAGGGCACGTTTACAATTGACGCAGTGCACATGCCAACCAACAGCTCAGACATCCTTGAGCTAGCCGATGGCTTCGACACCGCTGGTAACTGGAGCATTCAAGACTGATGGCGACAACATTTCCCAGCATTGCACCAACAAGACGCAGATTTGTTGCACCAACATGGCCCACTAAAACGCAAACTTCTCAATCCGGCGTGATCACCCGTAGGCTCTGGGGCAGCAGACCAAGTAGTGCAAAACTTAGCTTGACATTTGGCAACGTCAACGACACCAACACAACAGCAATCCTCAGCGCATACAACAGCGCAAAAGGTTCAGTCGATAGTCTGACTTTGCCGACGCAAATATTTGCTGGGGCAGACTCTACCTTGCAAAGCTGGCTGAATGCCAGTGCAACAGGTGCGGGCCTGCTTTGGTGCTTTGCCGAAGGCACCTCGCCACAAGTTGAAAGCGTCGCCCCTGGTCGTTCCAATGTGACCGTTGAATTGACGGCAGAGCTTAGAATGAGCTAACAGGAGTACAAAATGGCAGTCACCAGCACAACAGGCAACTTTGCGATCACTGGGCTCGACTCAACGGTTGTGGTTCGTGACGCAAGCATTGATATTTCACGCGACACACTGGAGACCACAAACTTAGGTGAATCAAGCAGGGTGTACGCAACGGGGTTGCGTGGTGCATCAGGTAGTGCAACTTTGCTCTACGAAAACAGTCTGCTTGATGATGTTTACGCCAAAATCAATACTGATTCGCAAGGTAGCATCACCGCAACGCTGACGCTGACCACAGGTAAGACGATTTCAGGCAGTGTGTTGATTACCAGTGTTGGTTCAACCGTGACTGTCGGTGACGTTACAAGCACAGATGTTGCATTTACGTTTACTGGTGACTTGACTATCTCCTCGACGTAATGGCAGTTTTAGGAACGTTTGGGCGTATTGCAATTAAACGCTCTGCCCCTCAACCTGAGGTAATGGACTTTAGCGCAATAAATAAAACGCAAAAAATGTACACACTGACTCAAGCAGGGTATAGAAACGGCGATCTTGTAGAGATTGCATCAACAACTAACTGGCCAAACGCATCACCATCAGATGTTGGGTTGGTTCCTGCTTATGTTGCGGACATCCCCTATGAATGGCGCAACAACTTGGAAATGGTTGATTACACCGAGCCATACCCAGCGGCGCTGGGGAGCACTCCATATAAAAATCAACTTTATATCAGCGTTGATCAGCTTAACCGCGTTGCGTTTTATCGAAGCAGAAGTTCAGCTCTACAAAACGTTAGGGCAGATCGCGAAAGTCTTGACGCTATTAGTGCATCAGACACGCTTGAATTTCGCCTTGTGAATGACTGGCGCATTGAATGCGGCATGACAAAGTGGGCGCTAAATATTGATTCAGCTGAAATTGATACAACGGGACTAGGAGACAAGTTCTTTAACGGAGTAAAATCTATTATCAAAGGGGGTGGTACGTTCGATTTCTTAGTCGAACGCGAAACAATTGATCCAAAAAATAGCACTATCATCAGCCTTCCTAATTATCAAAACGCTGTTCTTTGGACTGGACCGAACGATGGGACGACGCTGATCAACGGCAGTATTACCGAAGGCTCTAATTCAGGCGGCAATTATGACAATGCTTCTGTTTCGGGCGTCGAGCCTGCCCCGACGATTTACAAAAAAGCCGCACGATCAGGAACCAGTAACTTGATGAGGTTGCTTCTTGAAACTCAGAAACAAGCAGAAGCTGACGCGGAATTTTGGTTAATCTCTGAAGAAACTGCCAGGGAGCAGCATTCAAACATCGTAAAAGAACCTGGGGATTTGTACTATCGCGCCAAAATCATAATTACATCGAATGCGATTAGCGCGGCTGCAACTGACGTTATCACTGGATCAGCCTCGTTCGTCACGGTGCGGGATGTTGAGCTTCTTGAAGGGATTTGATAAGTAGAATGAAGGCATCTCACAGGCAGGACCAGGGCCTAGAATGACCGAAATCATCCATAACTATTCGATCACACCTGGCGACATCCCGTCAGCATCCGAAGTCGATCTTGGCTCAATCGCGATTCAAGCGGCTGACGGTCATATCTACCTGAAAAAGATTGATGGCACGGTCAACCGTGTCACCATGCTGCCGGGTGGGGATACGCAGCAGGTGCTGTATAAGACCGGCGCGGGTAACTACGCACTGGGCTGGGGCACGATCACCAGCACGCTGATGGGTGGAGCGCTGTGGAACGAGGTGGTCGCCGAAGTGCAGCGTGTTTTTGAGCTAGTCGAAGGCACCGCATCTGTTCTGCTGACAGCACCGGCAACGCTTACCGCTGGCAGCACCGGCCCGATCACCGTTAGCGTTGCTGATAGTAGCTATCTGACAGACGGCACCAGCATCACAGGCGTGCTCGGTACGGTGTATGGAACGCTAAGTCGCAGCGGTAGCACTTATTCATTTGTTTCAAATCAAAGCTATACAAGTGACGTTACTTTTGCGCTTGGGACGCGATTTGCGGCTGCATTCCTGAATGATACGTTTAATCCGCTGCGGATTGGTAGTGCCGAGGTTGAAGATGATAGCAGCTACGCAGACGGTTCAGGATACAGCCATGCTGTCGTTGATTCTTCTGGTCGTATTGGGTATGGGGTTAAAAATGACGGCGCTTTTGATGTTCCAGGCGGCAACATTAACTTAGACGACGAAAAAGTTCAAGGTGATGACAGCTATACAGATGGATCTGGGTATGCACGAGTCGAAGTTGATGCAGCCGGGCGCATCGCGTGGGGCGTGAAGGCGGACGGCTCGATCGTCATCAACAAGCTGATCGCCTCTAGCGGCACCATCGACCTGGACAGCGTCAACACGCAACTGCTGAACATCCTGGAAGGTGGCGCACAGTCTGGCGATTTTGTCTTCCAAGAGTTTTACAGCCACGTAGTGCTCGACAGCGCCGATCGCATTGCCTACGGCGTGCGGCCTGATGGCACTGTCCAGTTCAGTAAGCAAATTGAAGGTGAAGCAACACGAGCAGCGCAGCTGACGGCTCTGGGCGATAACGAGATCAAAGAAGTCTTTGATTATGACTTTTACGTTCAAATCGAGGTTGACAAAAACGACAGGATAACGCGAGGCGTATATCCAGACGGTGCGCAGTATTTCCCAAAAGCCAAAGCAGGTGAATTAGAGATTACAAAAGCAGAAATCAATACCGCGAGCACTACAGAACTAAGGGTTGGAGGAGGCACGGTATCTCCGTTTGATAGAACAAAAACAATTCAACCACTATCCAGCCCTCCAATCGCCAAAGCTGTCAACCATCTTATTGTCTATGGACAGTCAAATGCTCTTGGATATACGGGCGGTCAAGTAATTAGCGCTACGCAGCCTTACAGTAATATCACCTTTAACGGGGGCGCACGCGCATACGACGGCACAAGCTTCGACTATTCCTCCTTTAAGCCTCTTGTCGAAAGCGGAGAGGTTTACAACACAAGCGGAACTACGACGCTGGGCGAAACGCCTTGCTCAGGCGCTGCAAATTACGCATCAACTCTCTCTATAGTTGAGAACGGTCTTGACCCGGCAAATCACGTAATTCTGGCGTCTGCTGTAGGAAAAGGCGGCGCAAGTATTGATAACTTCGCACAAGGGAAAACGACTTACAACCTGCTTCTCGATCATGTTAATGGCGCGGAAGCATTGGACTCCAACTATGCGGTCCACGCTATTGCATGGATACAAGGTGAAGCGAATAGCGGAACAATCGACTACGGATCACAATTAACCCAGATCCGTAGCGACCTTGAAACAGACATCCAAGCGATTACTGGACAGACTTCACCGGTCTACATGATCACCTATCAAACGGTTTCTGGAGCCTCTACGGCAACTGCATATGCAACACTGCAACAGCTCGATGCCGTCAGAAGCAGTGAACTGATTTGCCTCTCTACGCCGGTTTATCACATCCCTCACTTACCTGATCAGATTCATTTCAGCGCACTAGGTAGAAAGCTCTTGGGGGCCTACACTGGTAGAGCCTATAAGCAAATTGTATTCGACAGGCGAAAGCCTGATTTCATAAACCCATTGTCGGCGTATCTTAGGAACGGGAAAATCATAGCTCGCTTTGACGTGCCATCGCTGCCGCTGGTTCTTGATTCCGTCAACATTCGCCCAACCCAAGATCAGGGCTTCAGGATTGTAGATGACGCAGGAACTGTTGGGATTTCCTCCATCGCCATCAACGAAGACTCAATCGGAAATGAACTAGTCTTCACGTTATCTCGTTCGGTGAGCGGTGCCGTTACCCTTAGATACGCCTTGGACTACCTAGCCTCCGGCGTCATAATCAACAATGGTGCCACCGGCAATCTAAGAGACAGCACCCCGGACGCGGTCACGATTGACGGCGAGTTGTATCAACTATATCACGTATGCCCGCACTTTAAGATGACAGTGCTGGAGGCAAAAGAATAACAGCCCCCGGCCTGGCCACCAGCTCCATCCCCTTCATCAGGTTCCGCCATGACCCTCATCACTAGGCTCAGCCAAGCATTTACGGACACCAGCCTGCCGATTTTGCAGAAAGATCCCGTTATCCCAAACGCAGGCGGTGTATTACTCTATGACTTTAAGAATGTAGCCACTTATTCAGGCGCAGCAGGAGCTATTGGTTCCTACGATTCGATGGTAAACAATAACTGGCCAACTTTTACTGGAGACGCCAGCAAGCAATACGACCCAGCGACAGGCCGCGTATCCACTACAAGCATCAGCGAAATGCCGATTCAAGATGCGAGCAATCGCGTCTTTGCTGACACAACCGCATCGTACTGCATTTCAATTTGGGTTTATATTCCAGCCACTATGGCCGATGCTCAAGGTGTATTGCGACTAGGAGCGGGCACCGGTGGGAATAACCCGAATTTTTCGCTGCTTGTAAATACTGGCACTACTCCTAGCAGGGTCAAGTTTTTTAGACCAGCATCAACTGATTCTACAACTTTCCAGAATTCTTATGTCGAGACCGTGACCACAGATAGTGTTGTACGGCTCGGATACACATGGCAGAAAAACAGCGGAAACTGGCAACACAAAGGAAGCATAAACAATGGCGCGCCAAGCGCTTGGGTAAACTCTACTTTTGGCACTGGATCAGACGGCGTGCAGGATCAATCTGCGTGGTCAGGTGGTTTGTTTGGCAATGGTGGTGCCGCTTGGTCTAGTGACAGCCCAAGCATTTATCGCCTGTACGTCGAAAACCTCTCCGTCTCCGGTCGCACCCCTGAACAGGTCTGGGATGCCGACTGGGCACGCGGCAACGGTCGTTTCAGCTAGCCAATGGATTCCCGCACGCTGGAAAATTGGAAGGCCATAGAACAAGCCCTCCGAGAGGCCGGTAAGACCGATTGCATGTTTTACCGGCGTGCGGTAGCCATTTTGTCTGGAAGACCAGACCCGCTAAAATGACAAGACCAGGGGCACCTTAAGCAGTGATCGACATTATTGCGCCCCTCGCCGCAGCATCCCTAGCGGTTGTGGGAGATCGAGCATTAAGCCGTCAAAATCGAGAGCAAAACAACAATCAACGCTCTCGTGACGAGCTGAAAGAAACGATGATTGCGCTCGCAAAACTCACTGGTGCTGTCGAGCAGATCGGGACTGCGCTGCAGGAGCTTCATCTAGACATGAAAACTGATCGTGCCACGATTTACAAATTGCTGAACGAACAGGGGAACCGAATTACGGCCCTAGAAGCCGGGAAGGATTAGAATTTATTTCAGCTGATGACGTGACCGATGGGCATTGAAGAAATCTTGGCATCCCCAATCACGTGGATCATCGTTGCGGCTGCATCTGAGGTGATCGCGCTATCCCCGATGAGAGACAACAGCGTAATTCAGGTTATTTTTCATGCGCTGCGAGCGTTGAAAGCAAAAAAGGGCTGATCCCTGCCGACGGGTGGTGGCACAAATCTCAACCGCCAGCTATGCCACTACCCGAAATCGAAGACCTGCACATCAAATCACCCTGGAATGACGAACAATAAGCCGATCAGCCTTGAACAGCTTTTTCGGTACTACAAAGCGCTTCCACATCAGGCCGCGGCGGTTCAGGAGTTAGAAGCAGATCTAAGCAAACATGGCTATGAGATTGCCATGCGTCGCGATCGAGGCTGGTTTGCAACATGGAGCCAGTCTGGAAAGCAACCAGATCCACCACAGGCATTTGACAACGCTTGGGACGGAGTTCTCGCTGCGGCCAGGTATGCCGGGGCAAAGTTTCCCGATGTCGCAGCAGCTCAATGGGCGCTTGAAAGTGGATGGGGCGAACACACATCGGGGAAGCACAATTACTTCGGATTGAAGGGATCCGGCACAGCCGCAACCACACGGGAGTTTTTGGGCGGGCAATGGGTCACGATCACCGACACGTTCATCGACTTTCCATCGCTGGCGGCCTGCGTCGAGTATCTTGTGTCGCGCTGGTATCAGGACTATCAGCAGCATCATGGCGTGAACCGAGCCATGACACGCGATGAATGTGCGCAACTGCTTGTGAGCGAGGGCTACGCCACCGACCCTGAATACGCCAGCAAGCTGATCTCAATCATGGATAGAGCTGCAGTCAAGAGTAAGCCTGCAGAAGAGAAACCACGCGAGATTGCGAAGTTAAGGCCCGGCTCACCATTCAGCAGCAGGCTAACGCCACACATCACGCTCGGTGAGTTTGCGCTGGGTCAAGAGGCCAGGCGTTTTGAGTACCAGCATCAGGTTGATATGGCCGCTGAGCTGGCGGCATTCCTTGAGCGTGTCCGCGTCAAGTTTGGGAACAAGCCGATCGTTATCACGTCTGGCTACAGGCCCCCGGCAATTAATCGCGAGGTTGGCGGTGCATTCCGCAGCGAGCACCTCTTTGATGGAAAAGGCGTTGGGGCCGTCGATTTCTACG